GTCTGTGCCGATGTCGGCTAACAGGCCATCTTGGGTTACGGATTGCTCTGCGGGGTAGGTTACAAATACATCTTTAACTGCGGCGGAGAAGTTAACCAATAAACCGCCGTTAGACGACTCTAAAACCGTATCGCGCGAGAGGGTTGTGCCAGACGCAGTGTATATACCGATGCCGACCTCAAAGTCTCCAGAGGAGTCAGTAATAGCGTAATACGTAGTGTTACCATCACCGATAACACCAAAATCCTGAAAGCCCAGAGCCGCTGCCCCGAGCGTGACCGTTCCCGTACCAGTTGTAGTTGTGGTTGTTTTTACGCGATCTTTAACGACTAATGCCATGTCAACCTCTTATAGGCGTGTGTTAATTAACTGCCAATCTGGGGCAGTATCAGTACCAACATTCTGCCACAAAAATCTTGCTGTTGGGCTATCTATTGCAATCCCAAGCTCTGTAATAAGCACACCAAAAACACATCCGTTGATGTTTGCTCTGAGCCCTGCGAGGACTCACTAATATTGCTACCGAGCTCTACCAAAGACGAAACAGTATCTGACCCGTCAACCTGTTCAGCCAAGGACACCACAAAATCAGCCAGTGCGCTCGTACTATCATTCCCGGTCGATGCCTCGTTTACAACACCGCCAAAGTCCAAAAGCGTCGCAACTGTATCGGCACCCACAGCGGATTCAGCAACATCCCCGCCAAACTCTACCGCGCCAGAAACAGTATCACTTCCTATGGCAGACTCTGCCAAAGTTACAGTAAAAACCACACCGGCAGAAACCGTATCCGATCCTGTACTCGACTCACTAACAGATGGTATAAAAATAGCAAGAGCCGACACGCTATCAGCTCCCAGTGACGCTTCTTGTAATACATTCCCGCTTAACGATGAGAACGGGGCGGTAGCAAAAGGTGTTCCAGAAAACACACTGATTACGCCTCAACCAACTGGCTTTCTTCAAACCAACGTCGTTGCACGCGGCCCTCTGGATCTGTCCAGCCAATTAGATAAAAGAAGTTACCGTCCTCGTCCATGCGTAGTTTCTGTACAGGGCCTTGTGGCACAACAATGACTGCCTTGACCTTCTGACCTTTGGTAAATTTAGTAGCCATGATCTAATCCTTAAGCTGCGCCAAGAGAGAATTCATAGGTGACATTCAATGTGTCCTCCGAAACTACTGCACGATCACCCGGCGATTGGAAGTTAGACACGGAAAATAATGTACCTGCTGTGCCTGTATCAACGTCAGCCAAAAACGCACCCGCTACCGTACCACCAGCGCCAGTAATGACGAACTGTACAGGAGAGGAATTAGTTGTAACCGAAGGATCAGCGGTAGTCGCCGCGCCAAGAGTAATAGCACCACGGTTGCCGGAGTAGTCTGTGTATTCAGTCCAACCCGCGTGAGAAGCCAGCGTATCAGCAGCAGCGTACGTATTGCCTGCGCCGGGACCAGTCACTATACCCAAATACCAAGCCGCTGTGTATCCCGACCCTGTAAAGAAGGTATCGTTCATGGACTTCAGCCCTTCGTTGACCACTAAGTTTGGATTAACTTCTTCCCACTTAAGGTTTCCGTCTTTATCAAAACATTGGACTGTGAACACACCGCCCGCTAACATTTTTTCACCTAACATAACAACTCCTTAATCGAGGCGGATAATCGCCGTAGTATTTGTAGCAGGGGGGAACTGCACAGTAAACGTCGCCGCAGATGTCCTGTCTGAACCAAAATCTAAAACACATACCGCTATGCTACCATCTTTATAGATCAACGCACCACGAGCGGTAATAACACCCGACCATGACACATCATCAAACGAAACAAACGAAACCCCATCCAATGAGGACACCGATGGTGTTAGCACCAGTCCTCCCGCAGTATAACCGGAAGCCACTACTTCGCCATCTGTTGTGTAGGCTGCTGTCGTTTGGTTCAGCGCCGCGTCATTGCTGTATAGCGCGATCTTAAACGTGTCCGCACCAAAATCCACATCAGCATTTAGCAGCGCGGTCTTAAATACGTTTGTCGTAAAGTTGCCTGTAAAGCTCATAATTTATCTCACCGGATAACGGACTTGACCCGTTCTGTAGGCATCGGTTCTTTGTTTTCCATCACCCAACTGTTTGAGTAGCGTCATGGCTTCAGTGTGCTTTTGCTCGTAGTTAGCGATTACATCCTGTTCCATACGCTGGAATAATGAAGCTTCACGCATAGCGCCATAAAATAAAGCCGTGTCAAAGTTGTCGCCAAGCCAAGTTGTGCCTGCAGTAACGATTGACTCGGGGTAGTAGAAGTAGTGCAGCTCCATAACGTAAGCGGCGTTAGGTGTTGGGCCTAATATAAAAGATAATTCATTTGTCACCAACGGTGGGTCATCAGCAGTAGTCGTCGGTCCAAAGATAGCGTAGTACCTCGGGATCCCTGTGTCAGTGGGTGTTGGGTACGCCTGACGAATAAAATTGACGTCCTTATCAATCAGGTACTCATACGCGCCATCTGCATCTATTACCGCCAACGAGAACACCGACAAGAAATCTGACGGGCTAGCAAGGTAGCTATTGTTTGGCGTAACCACCCCCGTTACATTCCTGCGAAGGGCGGGGATTTGAACTGCGTTATATATCTGTTGCTCAGCATCACGCACAAAGCCGCCGATGTTATCTAAGAACATCTGTTCTTCAGACTCAGCAAAGTCAATAATCTTTTGACGCAATTCAGTGTAGTTCACGCCATTGGCCCTCGCGCTAGTAGCCCCTTAATCGCCGCACCAGTACCACGGATTTTCATACCCGACGTCTTAGGCTCATCACGATTTAACTCGATGGGGTTGTAGGTGTTACCCTGCATATCGTGGGGTTTCGCATAAACCTCAGCTTGACCGACTTCTTTGCCCATCATCTTGTGGGAATATTTACCAGTTTTGCCCATTATCGGCTCCCTTGGTTCTTCACTTTAGCCATACCACGGCCCATAGTCTTCATCATATCACCGGTCTTGCCGCCTTTGGCCATTTTCTTGGCCTTGCTAGCACTGGCGTGCATTTTGTCTTCGTGTGACTTGACGGCCTTCTTAGCGACTTTCTTCATTTGCTCTTTCATGACAACTCCTAAGTAACTGACACGGTAACCGTACCAATGCTAATACGTAAGTTTAAATTATTTGGCGTCAAACCGCCACTACTACCACCAACTGGGTTCCAGCCCCACTGAAATATTCTACTGCCACCACTATCATCACCTGACACAACATAAGACGTATCTGAGCGGGGATTTCTTACAGCCTGCGGATCATTAACTGGGTACATGCCAATTAGCAACTGCGGCTGATCTGGCTCCCAACACTCCGGACATACCAGTATGTTCACCTGCTTAGCCTTGATCGTCAGTTTCCTTAACTGCTTTAACTTATACCGTTGACCACAACGATCGCACTCGGCAATGGCATATTTTCCAGACGCGAATTGATTAGACATCTCCGCCCCTATATATACATTTGACGAGGAGTAATACGTAGAGTGGATTTTTCTCGATCCTCATCACTGGCTAACATCCACTGTCTCTCATACTCAGCTTGTAGCACAGGTAAACGAGCGTCGCCCCCGGGAATTTTCATCGCCAAGTAATATGCAAGGCCCGCCACAAGGCACGGAAGAAAACGAAAAGGTATGTCTTGAGTCGTTGTGCCACTACCCGCATCTTGAATTCTCCTTAGCCGCCAGTATACGAATGTGTAGTAATTTTCTTGATCAGGTGTAGGCCACACATTGATTTGGGGCGTTATCTGTCGGTTAATCCACACTTGAATGGGACGACCTTGAGTATTTTTGTTGGGGATTGTAGAGTATGTAGATTCTGAAATACGCGTGATATTAATGTCAGTTTGGTTTTGCCCCGCCCCTGTGCGTACAACATGGTCTAACAAGTCTATAGTATCCACGGGTAGATTATAAATAATTTGTCCTTGGACCAAAAGTAACTCCCCTTGCTCGATTGTCCACAAATTAATCCCGCGATTTGCCCATTCGACCGTTAGCAGATTTAAACTACGACGCGCTGTACGCAGGTCATATCCGGTACGCAACTCAGCGCCACACCGCTCAAAGGCTTCTTCGACAAGATCACTCAGATCCAAATTAAATATCGCTGTGCCGGATGTGGTCATTTTCTGTACGCCTTAGTTTTGCTTGCTACTTTTTTGGGTTGTGCCACAAACTGCTTACCCTTTTTGTTACCGGCAGCTTTAGCCTTATTGGTAGCTGCTTTTTCCGCAGGGCTTAACGCTTTCCATGCTGCATCGGGTAAGTACCGTTTCTTTCCTTTTGACGGAGAACCGTCTGAGGTACGCCATTTCTGCTCACCCCATTTTTTCAAGGACTCTTGCGGTTTCTTCACTTATAACTCCCGCCAGATTTTTTATATTGCTGCGCGAGTAGCTGACTTTTTCTGGCTGACCATTGCCCCGGATCACCGCCTTTACCGCCTGCCTTGATCTTCTCAAAGAGCGACTTACGCATACCGGGCTTGGTGTAGTTACCAGCTTCATTCACACGGGACTTAGTCTTACCACCCTCAGCATACATGTCGAACGTATCACCGTCCTTACGTGTGCCCACTTTGGGCTTGCTCGTACCCTTTTTAGGTAGCTTACTTGGGTTTACTGCGCCCATCCCGCGTGAAGCTCTCATACAAAGCGCCCTTTGGTTTTACCTCTTGTTGCACAACCATCAGCTTTAGAGACATAACCGCCTTTGGCCTTATTAACGGACTTCTTTGGTGAGCCTAAACCCAGCATGTTTTTAAGCTGCTCGTACTTTTTCTTTACAACTTTCTTTGGCGCTTCATTCTCAGCACGCTCATCAGACTTCATCTTTAGACGGGCTTTTTCCTCACGTCGTGCACGTAGTACTTCTTGTGCACCTTCTGGGATTTCTTCGATCATACCGCCTTCTGCGTAGTTTCTCATCAACCCACCTTGCACTTGGTTTTACCCTTTTGAGCGATACCATCAGCGCGCTTAGATACACTACCACCCATAGCCATTTTAACTGTCTTAGCTTTGGTCTTGCCTTTGGCTTCTACACCGCCGCCCTTGGCCATCTTACCTTTACCGTCAGCCGCAAACGCAGGGACTTTCTTGCCGTCCTTCATCGTCATTGGCATACCGCCTTTAGCCATCGCTTGACCGCGCATTGGCATAGGTTGACCACGCATTGGCATACCGCCCATTGCCATCTTTTTACCGTCTTTCATTCCGTGTTTCATATCTAACCCCTAAAGTGTCCCACAATAAAACCGATAATACCGGTGATCCCGCTGGCCATTCCGCCAAGCCATATTAACGTCTTCCAGCCGCCTTCAACCTTATCTAGCTTCTGGTTTATCGCATCAACTGTTTTCTTCATGCCCTCTAGTTCATAGAGCACTTTGTCCATATCATCTTGCAAGTGTTTAATATCGCTTGCGTGTGTAGCCAGTTCACGAGCTGTTTCAATTGGGTCTTGGCTCATGTCAGCATTTCCACCGTTTGAGACTAGCCGCTTTGCGTGTAGGACGACCCTTCTCATCTTTCATAGGACCCGGCATACCACTCATCCGGGCGCAAAATGATTTTTTACGAGGGCCACCCTCGGGCTGTGGAGCCTTAAGATTAGACCCTGTCTTGGCGTTATAAGCCTTGCGGCCAGCGGCCGTCATACCGGCACCTTCTTTCGTGCTTTGGTAGTTTTTACCCGCGCCCTTAGTGGTCTTAGGTATAGCCTTAGCCATAGAACACCGTCACTGTCGCACTAGACAATGTGGCATAAACATCGGTTGAAAAACGGATGCCCTCACCGGGGATTAGGATATCAGTAGTACCTGCCGCTGCAGGCGCTGTGTAGGAGAAACGTGTAGTGCCACTCGCACCCCCATCCTTTAGAGCCACAGTGCCCCCGCTAGCGAACGAAATCATCAGACCCTTGACCCGAGTAGCGTCACCATAAATTGAGCCCGATGTGGTCCGTTCTGCGGCTTTTACGTCATATTGCATAGCCATAGTTAGCTCCTTAAAAGATTAGAGCTATTAGCCCGCCGATACGGTAATTGTGCCAGCGTTGTTCCACAAGGCACCAACCACTTCAGGGTCAGCCGTTGGGAGAATGATGTAGCCCGTCACGTTACCTGTGACCGCACCTGTAATAGGACCTACGAATCCACCGGGCGAATTTACTGGGCCTGAAAATGTACTTGAAGCCATGATATTTCCTTTGTATTTGCAGTACATCGTCCTATAGTCTCTGCATCGTCCGCTGGGCCGGTCTATAGGACTGGGTTTTCCCAGTGCTGGTGTATTTATACTCTGTTTTTACGCACGAAGCAACTAAAATAGAGTGCAAAGGGTTTAACTGGAGCGCTAGCATGAAGTTTAGAATTCGGCAGTTGAATATCCGTGTGTCTGAGAACCGGACCGTGCTTATGTACCTACAATCAAAATGCCTGCCTGCGGATAAGCCTATGGTGGTTGATAGCGGTCATTGGTGGGTTGCGTATTGTGAGGATAAACCCGCTGGCTTTGCGGCGCTCAGTCGTTCTTCGCAATGGATAAACGCCGGATATATGTGCCGCGCAGGGGTGTTACCTGCGTATCAAGGTCATGGTTTGCAAAAACGCCTTATCCAAGCAAGGATAAATAAAGCCCGCTCGTTAAACTGGGAGTGGCTTGTCACGGACACCACGCAAAACCCTGCAAGCTCCAACAGCCTAATATCCATGGGGTTTAAACTATATGAGCCTACAGTGGCTTGGGGCTATAAAAATAGCTTATACTGGCGCTTGAATGTTTTGGAAGGTCGCAACAATGCCGTATGCAGACCCAGAAGTAAGAAGGCAAAAGAATAAAGAGTACTCTAGGCGCTACTACGAAAAGAATAGAGAAGCGATTATTGCTAAAACCAGTCGTTCAAAAATAGAGCAACGCAAGAAATGGACCGCGTTCAAATCAACTCTGAAGTGTATCAATTGCGGGTATAGTCACCC